CTGCTTGAAGGTAAGTTCCTTCGATTTTTTATAATCCACCCCATATAAGGACGCAAAATGAGAGTGAATATCAACCCCGGCAAAATCATAATCAATAAGGCAAGCAGACAAGCTAGGATGGTAAGCGCTAATATCAATTTCCACGAACCTATTATTACGTGGTATAAAACTTTTTCTACATCCATTTTCTTTATTAAGTGCCGCATAATTTACATTATTAAATTTATTACTTGGTCTTGTAGTAGTTGTTTTTAAGTTGAACTGAGTGTTGACGTATTCACCGTCAACTGCGTGGAAGTATTTACTGAAGGTTTCATTGTGTATACGTATGCCACTTCTCTCGATGGCGTTGAATACCACGGATACTTTACTGTTAAAGAAGTCATCATATTTAGTTCTTTTTATGTTAATATTTGCTTTTAGATCTCTAAAAATCGTTTCACACAATTCATAATGCTTAACAATCGGTATAATTAAATTTAACTCCGGATTATCTTTGTGTTGACGATAGTATAATTCATGTGTTTGTGTTGTAGGTCGTATATACGTAGTAGGGGGTGGATTTATGTCATAAAGAGTTTTGATTGGAAAATAATGTAACATTTCCTTTTTATCTCTACAATATAACTTATTAAAAGTATTTAATATTTCGTTTATACGTGTATTTAACGCATTCAAAGCTTCACTATGTGAAACACATACCATAAAGCCTTTACTCGCTTCAATTGGCCTAATATACACTAAACTAACGTGATTTTGTACGGGATGTATGGTATCATTGTAAGGAATTACCTCAATGAAAGCCTCTTTATAACCACTATTTATTAAAACACTTAACTGCTCCTCGTCTTCTACAAGCCAGTACATATAACCTTATTTTACTCTAAATATACGAAAGTACTTAGTACCCTCCACCCATTTTTCGATAGTTTTTACTTCTTGGTTCTACTTTTGAAGTAATATCTTGATAATTAGATCCACTAATTGGAATTAAAAAATCATGGGTTGCTTTAGTATGTTGTCTTCCTACCATTGGTCCTTTTTCAGGGTGGAGATGATAATACCCTTCGTATAATCTACCATTTGATGCCAATTTAAATTCTTTTCCTGAGGTATACAAGTTTTCTTGGGGAGAATATTTAAAGTATTGATCATATTTTTCTCTAAAGTAAGAACTAAATCCTGGAAGTTTAAGGTTAGATTGGGTTCTAGATACTGTATTTTTGTTTACATTAAATACTTTGGATCTATCACCTGTTATTTCCCATGGGAGTTTAAATGCAGTATATAATCTCCAGCTTACATTCGGTTCTTGATTAAGATATTTAAAATATTCATCTTGTGAAACTTCAACATAAGCAATTTGGTTAATTTTTTTTAGAAAAAACCTCTCAAATTCTCCAACTTCATAATTATTTTCTGTTGGTAATGGGCTTATTTGAGTTGGTGTAGTTGGGGGTACTAAACCATCTGTAGTAGATTGGTCTGTTGCCCAAAAATATTCATCATTGATAAGATAATAAGAAGTTGGAAGATTTTCTTCTTCACGACTTTCAGGTATATCTGCTGTTTCATAAGGGGATAATGAAAAATTAGGTTTATCATTAGGATTTCTTCCACTAAAATATCGGTTTCCTTGAGCTATAAAATAATAACCTACATATTCTGTTCCACCATTAGAAAGTTGGAATTCACCTCCATTAGTGTATAAATCTGCTTGTATTTGTGATTTAGGATAATACATTATACAAAATTAGTGTTTTTAGTGTCCCATTGTGATTGGGGTAACCCTTTATTTTCTTTCTTAGCATTACGAATTGAAGCATCTGTAACTTTAGTAGCATCAAAATGTACACAATCTATATAATTACTAAAGTTTCCTCCCCATCTTAAACCTACTACTTTAGCTATATCAGGTATACCAGATTCAACCCATGGAGTTCTATCTTTTTTCATAAATGTTCTACCTTTTGGGTCTTTAACATTCATATCTATACCATAAGCATAATTATGTGGAGAGTATCCAGGGGATGCATTTTTAGGATTTTGTTGTTTTAATTCAATTGATCGTTGATAACTACGGTATGTAGCATTTATATATAAAGTGTATCCTGGGTATTTAACATCTAAAGTAGTAAAGAAGGTTTCCCATTTTTTCTGGGTATTAATATTCATTTCTCTTACTAACCATTCAACTGATTGTTGTTTATTATAAGTTCTTGAATCAAATGGTACTCCTCTTACTGTTCTTTTATCTATAATTATTAATTTTTGATTTGGATCCAATGGTGGTATAGGTCCCTGTACTGTTACTGGTTGTTGTTGAGCTTCTACTTTATTATAAGTTGCAGTTTTTGGATTACCTGCTGTTTTTTCTGTAGTATTTTCAGTTGGAGGGGTTGATATTGTAGATATACTTGTTTCCCAAGTGTTATTGCTTATTTTATGATTTACTTTTGTAGCAATAAATTTTAAAGCTGTTGGGTAAGATGAGGGAAGAATTCTAGTATCTACATTTATTTTGTTATAGATATTAATGCCCCCTAATCCATCAATAGTAAGGCTTAACTCAACAGGAATAAATCCTTCTCCAGATAATACTGGGGTTTGTTGGTCATAATCTAATTGTTGGATTTGATTTAAGTATATTCTAAAAGCGCTTTTACCTTGTTGAGTAAAATCATTGTTTGATTCTAAATTCCACCATTTAGCATTATTTTCTAAAACAGTAATAGGTTTACCTGTAAATTCTTTTGAATAAACTGTTGTATATTTGGTTCTAGTTCTTTCTTTATTATTAACTTTATAGGTTTCTTTTTGTCCTATAGATTTCTTTTTAATAATAAAATCACCTGCTGAATATTCCCCTGTTGCTCCCCCAAAAGCATTTGTTAAATAACTAGAATAGTTATCTGCGGCACTTGCTGCTTTACCTACAATTTTTATTGTAGGATCCGCATTTTCTCTTTGTAATTTTTGTTCGTTTCTTTTATTTTTAGCTAATAAATCTTTATACTTTTTTAAACCTTCACTTAATATATTATCATTTTCAGCTTCTTCTTTTCTACTATTCCATACACTAGTATATTTTGCCCCAACAGCTTTTATTTTAAAACCATCATATGTAAAGGTATAACCAACATTATCACCCCACCCCGCAATATAAGTAGCACTACCATCTTTAATTTGCTTAGAAAATGCATCTTTTACATCTTGGTCTGATTTTTGTTCTGCTGTTAATTCTTTAGGTTCTTCTATTACAGGTTTTGGGTTGTCAATAAATCGTTCTTGAAATCTATTTTCTAATCCTCTATTCCAAAATTTAAATGGAATTGCATTTATATCTTTAGTAGATGAACCTTCGGCAGCAGCTCCTATTGATATCATAGCAGCTAAATCAGGGGTAATTTTAGTTTGAAATCCAAAATCTTTTACAAAAGTAGAACTATCTTGATTATATCCATATACTATAAAAGGGGTTTGTGATGTTTTTTTTATAGTTGAATCAAGACCTTTTATTGGGTTTTGCTCTAAAATATAAATTGTTTTATTATCTTTAATGGCAGGTTCTAAATTAGTAGTATTTCCTGTTGATTCATTTATAGCATCACATAAAGTTTCTAAAAATTTAAATAAACTAACTCTTCCTTTTTTATCTCTATTATTTGCTAAAACTTTAGAAATAAAATTTAAATTAAAATAACAATTTAATAATTGCCCACAATGAACTTTTTTGGATTTAGTTATAGCAAAAGGTTTTAATAATTTACTAAAATTCCCAATAATCCCAGGAGTTGTTTTTTTAAGATAAACTTCTTCTAATAATGGAGAAAATATAACTTTTGAAGGAGCTAAAGGGATTAAATTTAGTTCATAGGCACATAAATTACTTGAAGAATCTAAATCAAAATCCAATAAAGGTATATTACCCGAATTTCCATTTACTACATCAGGTACTGATATAGTTTGGATTTTTTCTAAAAGAGTTTCAAATCTTATATAATATCTTGATTCTGGTGGGATTTTAGCTCTATTTTCACTAGAGGCACTTGTTTTTCTACCTGTAGTTGATGAATCATTACCTGCTAAATTTGGGAGATAACAATAATTCTTATTAGAGAAAGGAAAATCTAATATTGTTGTAGATATAAATTGGTTTAATTCATCTGCTCCTGCATTATTAAGGATTGGATTATTATCACCTGCATCTTCTTCTAATTCAAATTTTTCTCTTAATTTTTCTTTTTGGGTATTTAGTTTTGTAGGGGTTAATCCTACTGCAGGTATATTAACTGTTAAAGATTCTATTACACTACCTATTGTTATTAAATTTAAAGTAATATCATATGTGTTATCTTTATTTACTTTCCAGGTAAAGTTACTTACTTTACCAAAAAATCCACTATAATTACCTGAATATTTGTTTGTGTATTTTTCAATAGCATTAAATATTGTATCTTGAGAAATAGAATTTGAACTAAACCATTCATTTTCAATAACAGTACCTTGTGTATTTTCTATTATAACTTCAGAATTAGGTTCTTTAATTTCTTTAACATATTTATCCCAACCCCATTCTAACATTACCATATACCCTAATCTAAGATATAATAACTCAATTAACCCAAATTGAAATTTATTATAAGCTTTAATATTAATAGTAGCTTTTTTAATAGAACCTCTATTTAAACATTCTATAGATATATCTGTTATACCAGGAACAGGTTGTAATCCTCTAGAATTACCTCCTATACCTCCATACATTTTATCTATAGCTGTAGATAAGTTATTGCTTTTTCTAACACCACTTCTATTTTTATAAGAATTAGATTCTTTATCCCACCTTTGAGTTGTATTAAATAAAACCATATTTTGGGCTAAACCATAGCTTTGAAGATTTTGGATTTCTTCTTCGGTAAGAAAATTATCTTCAGCAGTAGAAAGATCTCTTAATTTTTTTTCTCCTTCTGGGCCTTTTATACTAACACCTGAAGCTAGTTTAATGAAGGCATTTCTATTATTTAAATAATTTTGTATTGAATTATTTCTAGAAATTTTTCCATCTGTTTGACCTGAACCATGGACTAATTGACGAATTCTAATTTGTTCGTTAATTTCAGGATTTATACTTTGACCTAATATATTTCCTGCCATAACTAGTTTTCATTTAATTTGTTGTATTCATTTACTATACCTGAAATATCACTAGGTATTCTAATTTGGATTCCTAATGGGGGATAAAATGAGTTTTGTTCTAATTGTGGGTTAGCAATGGATATAATCCACCATAAACTAGAATCACTATAATAAGTTTGAGCTAAAATATCAAATCTATCTCCTTCATCTGTGTAAACATATATATCATTAAAACTAAGAGGGATATCTGGGTATTTAACCGTTGATTTGTATCTCTTTCCGGATTCAGTGTATATATTTTCTATGTTTGTATATCTACCCATTATGAATCGTAATTATTATATTTTTTCCCACTACCCTTACTTTTATTTTCTCCACCATTAGATAAAGCTATGTATCTTTGATCCCCAAATGTACTTACTTTTCCAATATCATCTGTATTATTTTCTCCTCCATAAAAATTCTTTTGGATATTAGGTACAAAATTATGGATTGGTACAAAACTAAATCCTGATACTTTAATTATCATCGGCATTTCTTTTGTTGATGGATCATTTGTTGATATACCAAATTCATTTTTAGTTATATTTTCACTAATGGCTATATTCCAAGGTGATTCTGTTGGTACAGTATACTGGATTGATTTCATGATTCCAACCTGTTCATATAAATACCCTCCTACTGTTAGAGTAATTAAATTACCTCTCATATACCCATTACTTGAATAATCTGGGGCACAAACTGAAGCTAGATAATTTAATTTTTGATACATAGGAATCAATTCTTCTTTTGATTGAGCCGCTACAGTCCAAGATAAGTTAATACTTCTATCAAAACCTTGATAATTATATAAATTTTCACCTCTACCAGCAAATTTTTGAGTTGCCCAATCTGCTGAATAAGAATCATCCATACTATCTAAAAATGCTCTAAAATGGATATATTGTTTAAATGATGGATCACTATTATCTATTACTCCTATTCTAAATTTTACTAAATCATTTACAGGATACTCCTCAGAATTCTTTTGAACATTTTTACTTCTATATATAGATAAAGCATTTATTTTATCTAAAGCTCCTAATGATTTTCCTGATTGTGGATCAGTAACTCCTTTAGAATAACTTGTTCTATTTCCAGATCTAAAGGGATTTCCTAAATTTACTCTACCTTCTATTGTTTGTCTAGAATCTGAATAATCTAAAGATTTAGTTGAATCATTACTGGTTTTTTCTCTAAAATCTTGTTTTATAGTTGGGGTAGAATAAACATTATACTTACCTCCATCACTTAAATTATCAGATGATCCAGTTGTAATTTGATTTAAATCACCTGCAGTTGAATTAAAAGAATTTTGTAATTGATTATAACTTAAAGTTGTTCCTAAACCCTTTGCATTGCCATTAGATTCAAATGATCCAGATTGGTAAACACTCGTAGCTGCATTATTAATTTGGGTACCATTAACTTCATCATTAGTGATTTTAATATCATTAAACCTATCTAAAAGACTTACACCTGTAAGACTTTGGTAAAGACCTGTTACAGATTTTCCTGAACCCGCAGTAAGATCACCAAAATAAGTACCTCCTTTAAAGCTATAAGGTGTTGGACCTGATTGTTTTTTACCAAATACACTATAATTGAATCCAAAATTAGTATCTTGAGATATACCTGTATTATAAAATCCACTTTGTTTTAAAAATACATTATTTTCTCCTGTTCTGAATTCATTAGATGCTAACTTTATATTAGTTTGACCTACTCCTAATGTAGAACCAGGTCCACCTGAATATGTGTATAAATTAACATTATCTTGGGGAGTATTATTAATTTTATCATTTAAGAATCCTATTAATCTACTTCCTCTATTTAATATATTTTTAGATTCATTAACATTTACTGTAGCCCAATTTTGTCTTTCATTATTAGCATCTGTATCTAAATAAAGAGGTTGAGCTAAAGGTAAAGCACCTCCAAAACCAGAAGAAAGAAGATTTCCATTGTTTGCAACATTAGTATTAGTAAAAGGATTTATTCCTTGTTTTAATAAATGTCCCCCAAGAGGGTTAACTGCTGCTTGTGCTAATGTTGAAGTTGGTAAATAAATACCTTCATTTAAAGGTTTTTTATTTGATGAACCAGCTAATTTAGCTTTAATATTTACTCCAGATCTAGATAATCCTTCTTGTTTGACTGTAAATAATAAACCATTAGGGGATTTTAAATCAAAAAACATTTTAGTTAACCTAGATACATCATCATATATTCTTCCAGGGGTTAATGATCCACCTCTTAAAAGAAAATCAGTATCTCCTAAACCAGGACCTTCCCCATTGGGTATAGATGATTTGATATAGGGTTGACCACTATCTGCACCCCCACGTCTATCATTACCATACCTTAAAGATTTAAGATTGGTTCTTAGATTAACTAATGGCATATATTATCCGTTATTTCCTGTGGTATCTACTGCTCTTGGTGCATCAGATACATAATCTACATAAGTACCTTTTGAAAAAGTGTTATTAACTGGGAGAGTTGAACCATCAGATAAAGGGGCTGTTGGTTGTTTTCCAGCTAACTTATTAAAGTTACTTCCTTTTGTTTCAAATTTGTTTAGTAAAGGCATAGTTTGAATTTTTAATTGTTAAACATTTATTATAAATATTGTTATTGTATAGAGAACGCACTCATACCTGCTACAGTACCAACTTCAATCGAGTCCATTTGTACTTTAGGAGCAGGTTTATTTATTAATGCTTCTAATAAAGCATTTGTTTTTTTCGATTCTGAATTATCTTGTTGTATTACTGTTTGGGATGTAGATGTTCCACTTTCTTTAGGGAATAAATTTGTACCTGCTATAACTGTATCTTTATTATTTAAGGCAATTGCTCCTTCAGGACCCATTAATGTTCTAGAACCATAACCTGGTGACATTACATCATCCCCTTTAAGTAATGCTTTACCTCCCATATATGCAGCAGCTAAAGCGGCAGCACCTAAAATAGGTCCAACTATTGGTATTCCTGCAACTGCTTTAGCGGCATTAAAAGCATATACAGCTAAATCTTTTAAAGCATTTTTACTAGATAAAAGACCACTTATTTTTTTCTGGGCAATTTTTGCTTTTTCTAAAACAAAATCTTTTTGACTTATGGCAAATTGAGCTACTTTGGAAGCTGTTATACCTTTTTGTATAGCTAAAAATGTAGCTGCAGCAGCACCAAAAACTACCATATTATCCGTGGATTGTTTAAGCCCATCTGCTAACATTTTCACACCATCTCCTATAATTCTCATAGGTATAGCTACTAATTCAAAGGCAACCCCTAAAGCACCAACTGCGGGAATTAAAATATCTACTATAGGGGTAATAATTTGCATTAAGGGTCCCGCTATACTAACAAATAATTCTTTTAATTTTTTTACAGACTTATTTAGATTCTCTTGAACACTATTTTGATTTTTTAAATCAGTTATACTTTGTTTTCCTAATTTTTCTTTAATTTGAGCTTGCGATAACCCTTTAGCTTCTAATTCTTCAATTTGTTTCTTTCTTAATTCATATTCTTCACCTGTAAGATTACCAATTTGTTCTTGTACAAATAATGAACTAGCTAATTCTTCTCTAGACATACCAACAGCATCAGCTAATGCTTGTTGTTGTATTCTATTCATTTGGGCAAATTCAGCTGCTGATCCTGCTTGTTTTGCAATTTCTTCTGCTACTGTAGCTATATCGTTATTTAAAGCTGCTTGTCTAGCTTTTTCTAAGTTAATGTCTTTACCTAATAATAATTCTGCTTGTAATTCTTTTTCAATTGATGATTCAAAATTAAGTAAACTATCAGCTATACCTTCTACTTTAGACATTTCCATACCTAAAGCTTTAGCAGCGGCAACTGCGTTAGCAATTTGGCCTGGGTTTTTACCTAATGATAAAGTTGTTGCTTTAGATACATCACTAATATCCTTTAATATATCTTTTTCGTTTAAAGCAACTCCTAACCTTTGACCCGTTAATCGGGCTTGGGCCATTATTTCTTTAGTGTTTTTTTCTAAATCACCTCCAGTAGCATCTGTAATAGATTTAACACCCTTTAATTCTTCATATGTTAGACCCGCAGCTTTATGAAGTTTTTGGAATAAAATTAAGTTATCATCAATAGTTGTATTGAATATACCTAACTCACCATTAGCCGCCATTAAGGCTTCACCTAATCCTGCAGTAGTTATAGCTAAATTGCCTGATCTATTTGCTGCTTTAGTTAGCTCACCTGTTAAGTCTGCTGCTTCTGAATATGATATGTTAAGGTTTTTTGCTAATTCACCATTTAGTTTATCAACTGCTTGCATAGCTTTAAACACACCAAGTATACCAACCTCAAGTAAGCGTGCTACTGTAACTACTTTACTAAAGTTTCCACTTAATACTTTAGATAAAGTCCCAGATTTATCTATTTTATCTGCTATATCTCCAGTATTCTCTTTAAGTAATTGAAGAAGACTTTTTTGTTTTTGTTTTTCATCATTTTCTTCAATTATAGAATCAAGAACTTGTTGTTGTAAGTCTAGTTGTTGTTGTTCTTGGGCTAGTAAAGTTTTTTGTCTTTTAGTTAAATTATTTCCTAAAATATTTCTTTTAGCATCTAAACGGGATCTATTTAAAGCTATTTTTTCTGCTTCTTTAGCTATGTCTTTTTGGGTTGCTACACCTCTTGATACTTTTGATTGTAAATCAATTAAAGTTTCTGTGTTTTTAACTGCTTGTTTTAAATCTGCTACTAAACCACGTTGCATGGTTTTTCCTACAATATCTACTTTTCCACCAAGTTCAGAAGCACCATCAACTGCCTGTTCAAAAGATGCTACTAATTGGTCACCTATAGAAGAAACGGCATCAAGAATAAATCCTAATTCCTCTTTTACATCTTCTACTTCTTTTTTAGCTTTTCCGTCTCCAAGAGCCATATAAAGTTATTTTATTATAAATATGAAAAAAAGCAACTATTTATAGCTGCTTTTACCTTCATATGCTTTAGATGCTTGTTTAAATTGTGGGACATTTACTTTACCTTCTGAATCAACAAGAGATGTTTTCCCTGCTGATTGTTCATTTTTAAGAGCGGCTTGTTCTGCTTCATAATAATCATTTATTTCTTTAAATGTAAATTTACGAAGCCAAAGTGGCATGTGATATATAGTAGCATAATCGTATCCACCTTTTCCATGAAAAACTATTTCATGAATTTGCTTAAATATACTTAATCTAATTTGAGGCGCCGTCTCCGAAGTCAGGCCAAAAAAAGCTTAGTCCTATAGGGACTGTTACCTCCTCTCCCGAATCTAGAATTACATTAAGATCCACATCCGGTTGTGTTTGTCTTAAATGGTCTCTAAATGCTCTAGCATCACGTGCTAAAAAATAATTATCAACAAATTCTCTAATGTCTTTAGCATCAGTTTCTCCATTAACAGAAGTTAAAGTATATTTTAATCTAGTAGATGCTTCTGGTGAAGAATTTTTATTAAGTTTTTTAAGCCCTTTTAATTCTCTTTCAATTTTTTTCTCATCATGCCCATTTAAAATTTTATAAGTAATTTTAGTATCACTATGAGGTAGAGTAAAAGCAAATTCATTTTTACCTTCTATCATTGTAGAACCATCAAATGGTTTATTTTCCAATTCTGATAGATCAATTTCTTGTACTTTACCATTAATTGTTACTTTGTAATCTGATCCATATCCTAGTATACGAGTTGCAATTAAGATTGCATTTTTATCTCCTATAATAAGATCTTTAGCATTAATTTTAGATATAATTACAGAATCTAGAAGTTTATCTAGTACTGTACCATTTTCAATGTATGCTTGGTTAGATAAAATATCTTCTTCCTTAGCAGTCATATATTTGATTTCTACTTTACCACTTGAAAGAGGATTATCTGCGGGGTATACTAACCCTTTAGAGGGTAATTCTATTTCTTCTGTTGGGAATTTAAATTCAGCCATAATCTTTATTTAATTAAAACGTTTTGTTCGTTGATAAATATTAAGATAAAAAAAAGCTTGACCGAAGCCAAGCAATTTTTTAAAATTAGGGGTGGGTAAAATTTTTAGAAATTTAATACACAGTAATCTGGTTGAACTGTCATTGTAATTTCTTGAGCAGCATTTTCAGTATCCCAGTTAAAATCTCCAAAGTTAGCTTCTGTAATCATTGCTCCTTTGATAATCCATTCTGAAACGATATCACCTACAGGTCCTAGTACATTAATTGTTAAGTCTTTCTTGTAGAAATCACTATAACCATCTCTACCAGTTACTGATTCGTGATGTAATCTAACCCATTCCATTACTGATTGTGCACCAGAAGGAGTAATTGGGTCAAATAATGTAAACTGAATAGTACCCCAAGTTGTTTTCCCTTTAACAAAACGTTGTACGTTAATATGATTTAAAGGTACTGAACCTTGGCTTATAGATACGGCTCCTACACCTTTCATAATATAAGCTGGGAATCCATCTACAAAACAAATAAATCTATTCTTTTGTTTTGGCTCGAAAGCTGTGAAAAATATTTCGTTTGGGTTTAATACTGCCATTTTATTTTCTTATTTTATTATAAATATTCGTCTTTTTATTTCTTATGCTGGGAATGTTGCTCCAGTTGGTAATACATTGAAATCTAGGATAATAAACTCAGCTGTTTTAGTTGGTTGTAAGAAAATTTGTCCAATTAACTCATTTCTATCAATTACATCTGGTGTATTATTTGTTTCATCCATTACTACTTTAAATGCATACAATCCTTGACGTTGTTGAACACTTTCTAAATATGGATTAACTTGTGTTAAGAAATTTTGTCTTGTTGCAATTGTATTTTGTTCAAATACTAAATTATCAGCAATTTGAGAAATATAATCTTTAAGTACAATTAATAATCTACGTACATTTACTCTATCTAATGCTGAAGCAGCTTTTTGTAAAGTTTTCTGACCAAATACTACTACTCCTTGATTAGGGAATGTTGCAATTGGGTTAATATTTGCTTCATATAAAGTATCTCTGTTAGCAGAAGTTAATTTTCTTTCAGCTCTAACAACTTGTCCCATTCCTCCTCTAGTAATACCTGCTGGTGCGAACCATGGATCACTTGAAGCATCTGTAAATGCATATACTCCTGGAATAAATGTTGAAGCTGGGATGTAAACTAATTCTCCACTGTTTGGATCAATTGTTTGTAACCAAGGCCAATATGTAGCTGCATAGCTTGAATCAATACCACCTGCTTGTCCTGTTACTACATTAAGTGCTGAGTTATAAGCAACTAAATCCATTACATAAATACTATCACCTCTTGCAATTGTATTATTTAACAAAGTAGTACATGGTGCTGAATAATCTTTGTAATATAAACCAGGTGTTGAAATTACATTGTACTGGTATTCATCTTGATTTGCTAATAAATTAATAGCATTTGTATAATCTGATCCTGTTACACCTTGAGTATTATCACTGTTTATATTTTGGTAATAATTATTAGCTTCTCCACTTTTGATATTACTACCAATTGCATCTCCAAATGCTCCATAAACACTACCTGATCCTACTGATGGAAGAAGACCTACAAATTCTGATTTTGGTGTTCCATCATTATTAAAATAATTAGGAGTTTTATTAAGTACTTCTTTTACTCTTACGTAAGATGAAATATTTGGGTTTGAACCTGATTCTTGTAAGAAAGTTCCTGAACCATCAGCAGCAACTACTACTGTAGTAGCTATATCACCAATTGCTTTTGCAATATAATTTGGAGCAAATGGATCTAAAGAAATATTGTTATAAGATTCTAAAACTACTTTATTAGATTGGTTATCGTTACCACGTCTAACTATTAAAGAGAATACACCTGAAGATGTATTTACACTTGTAACTTCCCATCTAACATTATCTGCAGATCCAGTAGTTAAAGCTCCTCCTCCTGGTGTTTCAACACCTGTATTCATTATTTCTCCTTCAGAAATAGTTTCTAATACAAAAGCATTAGAATAAGCAGCAGTATATCCTTCTGATGCTGTAAGTGATGGAACAATTGAACTAGTTGCAGGTGAAAATTTAGTACCTCCTCCAGGTACTACTCTAGTCACCAATAAAGATTCACCTCCATTTTGGAAGTATTGATTAGCGGCGATTGAAGTTAAGTTTGTATATTGACCTGAACCACTTTGAAGTGCTCCACCAAAAATTGCTTGGAAGGAACTAAATGAACTAATTAAAGTTGGTCTTTCAACAGGACCTTTAACAGTAGGTCCAATTATAGCTGCACCTCTTACTAAAGGTTGAGCTGTAACAAATGATTGGTCATTTTCTCTTGCTAATACGCCAGGAGATATTAATGTTTCTGCCATCTTATTATATTATTTTAATATTTGTTTTATTATAAATATTAAAAAATCTTTCAAAAAACTATTTTACTAAAGTAAACTCTCCAGTTTCTAAATCAATGTTCCCATCTCCATATTTGTCTTGTAGTTCTTTAGCAGTTTTATTAGATTCTTCTTGCAAATTAGCAAAATTTTCTAAAATTGAATTTCTCTGACCTTCTAAAATTGCCTTTTGAACATCTACACCACCTAACTCGAAAGTTAATTGATTTTGTTTCTGTTGATAACCTCTAAGAACTTCTAGTTCTTCTTTTGATAACTTGATTTTTTCACTCATAATTTCTAATTGTGTTTATTGATAAATATTAATTAATTTTTATTAGTTAAATAATCTACTACAGTCTCATATACTTGTTTTACTGTAATAGATTTTTGGGCAATGTGTTGTTTTTCTGTACCCTGATATTCGGGATCCCAATCCCAATCTCCTGCATTAAATACATAATGAGGATTAGACCATACATTGTTATTTACTGAATGGTTTTCTATTTTAGTTAAATTTTTAGTAAATTCATAACCATAAGGAATAAAATTATTTATCATTATAGTATGTTTATCTAATGCCCAATTTACCCAAGATAAACCTGATCCTAATCCTATGAATACTTCTGCATGGTGTAGGTAATTCCATGTTGTAGGCCAATCTAATTCTTTTTTGTTAATAATGTTTTTACCCTCAAATCCTTCATAAGATAAATTAACTACTTTATACCCTTTTTTACTTAATTTAGATGCTAATTCCCTCCAATTTTCATAAGGCCATTCTTTAATACCAGCTGTTGATCTAGGACCAATACAAATATATTTTTCTTTTATAGGTCTTTTACCAGGTTTAAAATCTAACCCATAATTCAATTCTCTATAAGGAACATTAATAATATCTGTAATTGTTTTAATTAAAGGAATTGTATTTGCTTGGATTGGGTTTTTAAAACCATTATCCCATTTCCCATCATTTTTAAACCATCCTATTTTATAATGAGCATAGGCAGAATAAGGAATATCTGGTTCTATGAATTTGATATTTTTATATGCTTCTAGATTTTCAAACCATTCATTATGGAATGTACTAACACATACTTTACAATCATATATTTTTTGAAATTCAATAACTTGTGGTACCCAAGCAATAGTATCACCTATAGATTTTGAATCTAAACTTATTTTAACTTTTTTTCCTTTAACATCAAATTTATGAGCTACCTCTCCATCTATTTCTATAATCCAAGGAATATAATATTCTATGTGGGCTTTAGTCCACATACCTTGTTTTATAATATCTGAGTGTACTACTTCATTATTAAATCCATTAATAAATTTTACATGGTAGCTTTTAGGTTTTGATCCTATTATTTCTACTTTAGGACCATATTCAAAACTTATTTCTATTTTATTATCTTTTTGACTCATTACTTAATAAAAATTTATAAAAATTAATGTGTTTTAAAGCAAAGTTTATAGTGTCTTTTTTACCTTCTTTAATATTATATTTTATAGGACTAAAAATAGTATCAACTAAATTATTAGAATCTCTAAATGAATCACCTGTTAAAGGGGTAATAAAAGGTTTATACTCATCTCCATAATGATCTAAATCATAAGCCATTATTTTTTTATTATTAGATATAGCTTCTTTTAATACTATAGGATTACATTCCCAGTTAGAAGTAAATAACATTAAATCAGCAAATTTAAAAAATTTATCTACATCTTTTCTTTCATTCCAAATATTAACATTTGGGGGGATTTGATCTTGTAAAGGTTCCCAATATTCTTTAAAGTTAGGTGCTCGATTACCAATAAAATGGAAAATATAAGTAAAACCATACTTATCATATAAAGATTGAGCTATTTCTAAAGCATAGCTTTGGTTTTTTCCTGGGGTCCATAACCCTATATTAATAATATGAAATTCTCCTTTTAACCTATATCCCATTTCTTCTAATAATTCTTTTCGAGTTCCTTTATATTGAATTGAAGGATCAATTGGAAAAGTTATTAGAGATTTATCTGCTTTTCTATTTTTAAACGTTGTATCTACATGATAAGGAGTTACACAAGCATACCCATCTGGCTCATAAACCTTGCAAGTATCTGGTGTGAAATACATATTATGACACGTTTCAATTATACGCCAAGGATGTTTTGGGTCATAAATTTCTTTTTGTAAATCTTGATTAAATGGGTTATAACTATCAAACCCTTCAGGAATTTCTTCTATATGAATTATATCAATTTGTTTATCATATAAAAATTGTAAGAAATCTTTTTTAGACCCATGTACCCCATTTTCAGGATTACCTAGACTACCAAAATTAAAAAAATTATCTCCTACTAACTTTTTAATTTGTTCTTTTTGAACAATAAAATTAGGACTATAATCACACCATTCTACAACAAATATTTCTGCATTGGTATAATTTAGTAGAGATTGTATTCTTTTAAGTAAGAAAGCGGGCATCCCCCCTGTGCTTAAGTGGGGAGCTAAAAATAATATTTTAAGCTGGTTTTTTACCATTCTTCTTTTTAGACTTTGTTACAGGAGATTTTTTAGAAATTGGTTTATGTTCAATAATTTCATAATCAATTTCTTTCCCGTAATTGATAGATTCAATATCTGGAATGATAGAAACAAATACTTTATCTTCTTGGATTAGATCATGTAATTCTTGTATTACATTGTTTTTAACTTGATCCGCATTGTAAGGACACTCAGGAGTAGGATCAACACTTTTAATTGCTACCCATACCTTTTTTCCTTCTTTTAATCTTTGGTCAATTAACCAACTATGGTCTTTAGTCCACGGTTGGAAATTACCAATAAACATACTATATTGTTTTGACATAATTTAAGTTTTAGGTATTAATTTGTAATATAATATATGAAAAAACTTTTAATTCTCCAACTTATTATATTTTTATTGTTTATTTATAGATTCTATAATTTTATTTGTATCAAATACCTCATCTAATTGATAATAAGGAATATTAGAAATAGGTTCAGATAAATTAAAAGGATTATAAATAGCTTGAGTTAAATTTGGTTCTTTAGTGAAAGGATTAGATACAATATTATCATGCATTTTATAACCAAATATTTCGGGTTTTGTATTTATCCAACAAACTGTAGATTTCATCCCCATAGCTGCTGCTAAATGTTGACCAAAAGAATCTATTAATAAACGTTTAGAAGATAAAGATAATAAAATAGCTATACTTCTATACCCATCTAAAGCTTGCATTGTATCAGGATACACCTTTTGATCTTCTCTTTTTATATGAATAATTGTATAATCATTTTTATAATGCTCTATTAATTCTAAAATTGTAGATTCTGGTATATCTCTTGTCCAAGAATATTGATAACCTGTTCCTGCAGGGCCTCCATTTGGTTGCATAACAAAAATAGGTTTATCTGTTTTATAAAAAGGGGTAAAATAATCTATTTCAGGTTGAGATAAATAGATTCTAGGTTGTTCATTGTTATATTTTAAACCATAGACTTTACACCAAGTTTTAAATAGATGTATTGGTTTTTCAAGAATAAAATCTGTATCTCTATAAGGATCTATAACAAAAATTTTACAGTCTTGATCTTTTATATGTTTTAAATATAACCCATTTACTTGAGTTTGTTGATGTACTTCATCAACGTAAGGATTATTTAAAAAGACATCGGGGTAAGCTGTAACTACTATAAGAAAAGAATTTTTGTATCTTTTTTTGATAACTTCAACCATAGCAGTAGCCATAATTGATTTACCTAGACCACCGTCTATTTGAAATATAATATTCATAAATTTATAACTTTTTATATAACTATAATGTAAGAAAAATATTTAAATTTTCCTAATTATTATTACCAAGGTTTACCATTAGCTTCTGTAATAGCTGCTTGCTCTGCTACTATATCTGAAATTCTTGTTGTGTTGGATTCTTCAATTGTTGCTTTTGATACATTATCATCTACCCAACCTAATACTATTTCTTCAGTTAAATTTTCATATTCTATAAACCCTTCATCAGAAGCATCTCCAGTAATAGTAAAAGCTCCTATTTCTCGAGTTCCAACTCCTTCATGTTCTGATTCGCAAGCATAAATAACTTCACTAACAACTCCATCAGCAATTGTTCTTTTTAAATCATAAATTTTCCAAGTATGTATCATGTTGTATTATTTTTTATTATAAATATGTTTAGAATTATTATAGTTAGTTTTTTCATCAGCGTTCTTTTCAGTAACTGTTCCTTCCCAATATTCTTTTGCTGATTTATCTTTTCGGGTTCCTATAACTAATACATTATAATTACCAGGGTCGGATGTTGTTATTTTAATTTTGGTTAAAGATTCATTAATTACACCAAATGCTCTACCTAAATTATCAATTGGGTTAACCCATACTTGTGTATCTTCATTTAAGTGTTTATAATAATCAGGTAAAGTAATTTCACCTTTTAAATCATCTTCTATTTTAATTTTAAATCTATATATGTTATCTCCAGCTGTTGGTGATTCAACAAAACTATGAATTAAGTTATGTGTAGATTCTAACTTAGGATTTGGGTGATCAATTTTAAATGAACCATTAGCTTTAGACAAAGTACCTAATACACATAAATGACAAACCATAGTTTGATTACATGCTGAAGAGGTTTTACCATAAGTACCTAAGATAACACTATAATTTCTAGATGTACCAATAGTATTGTTAAGACCTGCCATGAAATTATAATCAGAACAACTTCTATTATTATAACCAACCTGCCCATTATAACGACCACAAGTATAATTGATTCTACCAGACATGAAAGAACCTGATGCAGAGACCATCGTATGACCACAACCAGTTATAAAGTTGCCAGCATTTCGATCCCCACATATTGTATTTTGACTCCCTTCTATAAAGTTATGGTGAGCAAAACAATCACCTATAATTTGATTACAATATCCTAACACTGTATTATACTTTATACATCCTGAGGTTGCAGAAGATACTTGACATATGTTATTATAGTCACCTCCTATTATTGTATTGTGACAATAAACTCGACTTTGAGCAAATAAAACATTATTTTGTCCTCCAATAATAGTTGAAAAACAATGGTTAGTAGTTGTATTACCACCAGTAATATCATTACCACACCCATTTATTATACTACTATACTTAGATCCAGTATTATGGTTTAAAACACCATTACCTACAAAAGTACACGATGAGGCACAAATGCCATTACACAGTCCCCCTACTATAACATTATTACTTATTGAAGATCCCGCTATTCTATGACATTGTCCTGATGCTATCAAGTTATTTGAACCATACTGATAAGTTAGGATGTTATTTGAAGCACCATTTATAATAGTATTCAAACAACACCCTTCTATACAGTTAACTGATCCTCCTACTATAAGAGACATAGTAGATGAACCATTTACACAATTACCAGCACCCCCAATAATAGTACTACAATATCCTTTAATTTGGTTACAACACCCACCTAATATAGAACTAAGAGAAGCACATATACAATTACACTGACCTCCTACTATAGTAGGAGCAGTAAATGATGCACAACAGGGACCAATTTTATTTAAAATACCACCAGCAATTACTCCTCCATTAATAAGACATGCAGTACCTCCACAACATCCACATATACAGTTTGAAGCACCCCCACCAATAACTGAATTTATTGCATTGTCTATTTTTAAGGTATTTCCCCCTGCTATTACATTAGCTGCATAACAATTAGTATAAAATGAAATACAGTTATCTTTACCACCTCCTATAGTAGTTCCTGTACTTTTAATAATACAATTGCTTCTACCACCTCCAATTGTAGAACATGCTCCATCTATATAATTATTATATCCACCTCCTATAAAAGCACAAGTCCCATTACAAGTAATTGTATTAGTAGAACCTCCACCTATAGTATTTAAAGTTGCTGCTGCATAGTTAAGATAACCTCCTCCTATAAAGCTATGTGCTCCTGAGCCTGTATTTTTAGTACCACCTGTAACTACTGAACAGCCAGATGTTACTTTATTACAGCACCCTCCTACTATACCACTAGCTATTCCTGTAATACAGTTTCTATTACCTGCTCCTATAAAACTAGAAAATGTAGTCCCATTAATTGAATTACAACACCCACCAACTATTGCAGTACATCCAGTTTCACCAGCTATACAGTTTTGTAAACCTCCTCCTATAAAATCAAAACAATTTTGAGTAGTATCAATAAAATTTTTACAACCACCTCCTATAAAGCTATTATCTGATGAAGAGGTGTTTTTGGTACCTGCCCCAATAAAAGAATTTAAACCATTACTTTTATTACAAGTTCCACCTGCAATTGTTGAATAACTACTTCCAACAATATGACAATTTGTACATCCTAGACAAACAGTTCTATTTTCAAAATTAACTTTTATAGTTCCACTGTATGGATCCTCTCCAGCAAATGCCATTTCACAAGCAGATACTTGTCCCCCAATGATATAATCATTATTAGTCATTACAGCTAATTCACCCCCAAAATAATCATCTCCAATAAGTATACAACCAAAGTTATTATTGTTACCAAAATATGTTTGATCCGTACAAAAGAAAGCACCTTGAGCTGATACTTTAAATTCAGAGGTTTGTGAGCAGAATGTTGCAGTAGTAACTGTAACATTAGATTCTACATTACCACCTCCTGTTGTACTATCATAAGTAATTACACCATTATTTGTAGTTCCTGTTAAAGATAATAACCCACTTGATCCTGAAGAACCTGATGAACCATCTGTACCACTTGTTCCTGAAGTACCTGAAGTACCACTAGATCCAGATGATCCACTTGTACCAGAATTTCCTGAAGTACCTGATGTTCCTGATGAACCTGAAGTACCTGAAATTCCACTTGAACCACTTGTACCTGAAATCCCTGAAGAACCAGATGAACCAGATGTTCCATCATCACCTGATGAACCACTTGTACCAGAATTTCCTGAAGTACCTGAAGAACCAGATGAACCACTTGAACCACTAGAACCTGAATTACCTGATGTTCCTGAAGTACCTGTTGTACCTGAAGAACCGCTTGAACCACTTGAACCTGAAGAGCCACTTGATCCTGATGTACCGTCATCTCCAGATGTACCTGAAGAACCTGAACTACCATTTGTTCCTGAAGTACCAGATGAACCACTTGATCCTGAAGAACCATCTGTTCCTGAAGAACCTGAACTACCATTTGTTCCTGAAGTACCACTTGAACCGCTTGAACCAGAAGAACCGCTTGAACCAGAAGAACCAGATGTACCACTAGAACCACTATCTCCTTTATCACCTGTAACTACAAATGATGCTATAATATCTTCACCGTTTGTTAAACTATTACCCCCATATGCTTCATTACTAATATCAATTGTCCACCAAGCTCCATTATCTGTTAAATCAGATATTGCAAATAAAAGAAAATCACCTGCATCATCTTTATCAGATAATCTAACGTGACCTTTTACAGCTGATGTTGAACTATCTACTGTTTGTAAGAAACTTTGAATACTTTCTCCTTGATCATCAACCTCACTAATTGCCATTTCTGTAGCTGAAAATTGGGTTGAATTATTTAGTCTTATATTACCTCCTCCAGGATTTGTAATTGAAGTAGATGTACTAAAAGTATAATCAAATGTAGCACCACCAAAATTACCATCTTGCCCTGATGAACCTGAAGAACCACTTGATCCAGATGAACCATTAGAACCACTTGTTCCTGAAGAACCACTTGAACCATTTGTTCCTGAAGAACCAGAAGAACCTGATGATCCTGATATACCTGAAGTACCTGTTGTTCCAGATGAACCACTAGAACCTGAGGTACCTGATGAACCACTAGAACCACTTGATCCCGAAGTACCATCATCTCCTGAAGTTCCAGAAGAACCTGAAGAACCATCTGTACCAGAAGAGCCACTTGATCCACTAGAACCACTTATTCCTGAAGTTCCTGAAGTTCCTGTTGTTCCAGAAGAACCAGATGAACCACTTGATCCACTTGATCCACTTGAACCTGAAGTACCATCATCTCCTGAAGTTCCAGAAGTACCTGTTGTACCTGAAGAACCACTTGATCCAGATGAACCTGATGTTCCTGAATTTCCTGAAGAACCTGAAGAACCACTTGATCCTGAGGTTCCTGTTGTTCCAGAAGAACCTGAAGTACCAGAATTTCCACTAGACCCAGATGAGCCACTTGAACCACTTGTACCTGAATTACCAGATGTACCACTAGTTCCTGTTGTACCACTTGAACCTGAAGAACCAGATGAGCCACTTGATCCACTTGAACCTGAAGTACCATCATCTCCTGAAGTTCCAGAAGAACCAGATGAACCTGAACTACCATTTGTGCCACTTGAACCTGAAGAACCATCTGTACCAGAAGAGCCACTTGAGCCACTTGAGCCACTTGAACCTGAAGTACCTGAAGAAGCAGCATTTTCTCTTGTACCAACAACCCCTGATGAATTAATTACTAGCGTAGTATTTTCAGATCCTTGATTTGAAAGACCAGTTAATTTTAATTCATCTAATTCAGCGCTAGAACCGCTTATAATGACTTTTTTCCAATTTGGCATATTCTAAGTTTATTAGGTTGGCTACTAGTTATCTAGTCCACTTCCCTTTCGGGCCGTAATATAATTATAAATATGATTTATAATTTTTCTATTTAATAGAGGGTGAAGGAGTTTGTTCTTTTTCTTCTTCCAATTGTTTTTCTATAGTTTCTATTTTTTGGTTTAATTTAACTTGTAAAGTACCAATAAAAATAGCATCAATACCTGTAATAGGAATAAAGTCTGTGGATTTTCTAAGAGCACGTAATTCTCTTAGAGATAAGTTTGTTAAATTGTAAGACATAACTTATTATTTTTTTAAATTTTTATAATTTTCTTGTAATTTTAAAGTAACATCATAACATAATTCTACATATTCACCCTTAAATAAGCCATTTTTTATAGTTACTAATAAAAATTCTAATTCTCTTTCTGTAAGTTCTACTGAGATAGTAGAGGGAGTGCCGTCCTTAGACTTTACTCCCTTTACTACAGTATTATTTGCTTTAAAACTCATAAACCTTTTTAATATTTTATAAAACAATTTTATTTTTTTTATTATGAATAAATGTAAATATCTTCATTATCCGCAATAAATATATTTCCTTCTTTTTGATATCTAGTTGGTGACGTTGTTGGGTCATCATTAGATCCTACAACTACAGCAGCCATAAATGCATCTGGTGTGAATCCTGAACCACTTGCATGGAATGAACTAGTTACCCCCCATCTTAATGATGATAATCCATCATAAGCAAAGGCATCACCATAATCCTGAGTATCTTGTTGTACTACAATACCACCATCTCCAGCAGAAGTAGAACCAGAAGCCATTAATATAAATCTATCAGCTACTAATAAATTTTCTGAGTTTTGGAAAGATGCTGTACCTTGTACTGTTAAATTACCAGTTATTACTTCATCACCTGTTATAGTTAAAAGACCAGTATTTGGGAGATGTCCTCCATCTTCATCAAATACCATTCTTGAATTAACATTACCATTAGGAGCACCTGATGCAGCTAAAGTAATTACACCATTTGTAGTTGTTCCAGATAAAGTTAGTAATCCACTTGAACCAGAAGATCCTGATGAACCACTTGATCCTGAAGAACCATCTGTTCCTGAAGAACCTGAACTACCATTTGTTCCTGAAGTACCACTTGTTCCTGTTGTACCACTTGACCCTGAAGAACCTGATGAACCTGATGAACCTGAACTACCGTCTGTTCCTGAAGAACCGCTTGAGCCACTTGCTCCTGAAGTTCCAGAAGTACCTGTTGTACCTGAAGAACCGCTTGAACCACTTGATCCACTTGATCCAGAAGAACCATCTGTACCACTTGAACCTGATGAACCTGATGAACCATCTGTACCACTTGTTCCTGAAGTACCTGTAGTACCACTAGAACCTGAACTTCCTGATGAACCTGAGCTACCATCAGTACCTGAAGAACCACTTGTACCTGAATTACCTGAAGTACCCGAAGTACCTGAAGAACCAGATGAACCATTTGATCCATTTGTTCCTGAACTACCTGAAGAACCATCTGTACCGGAAGAGCCACTTGAACCACTTGATCCATTTGTTCCACTTGTACCAGAGGTACCACTATCTCCTTTATCACCTGTAACTACAAATGCTAAAGTAATATCTTCATTATTTGTAAAAGGTGAAGCAGCAGATGATGCTTGATCATTAATATTAATTGTCCACCATCCTGTATTATCTGTTAGATCTGATATGCTGAATAATATAAATTGTGTAGCATCAGTTCTATTTGCAATTCTAACATGACCTTTAACGGCTGATGTAGAAGAATCTATCGTTTCTAAAAATGACTGTATACTAGTTCCATCATCATCTGTGATGTCTACATACATTAATGTGGAATCTCTTTGAGTAGTATCATTTAATCTAGCTTTACCTGTTCCTGGGTCTGCAGCAGAAGTACTTGTATCAAAAGTATAATCAAAAGTAGCACCACCAAATGAACCATCAGCTCCTGAAGAACCACTTGAACCACTTGTACCAGAATTTCCTGAAGTACCCGAAGAACCTGAACTACCATTTGAACCTGAAGAACCACTTGATCCAGATGAACCATCTGTACCACTTGAGCCAGAAGAACCTGAACTACCATCAGTACCTGAAGTACCACTTGTTCCTGAAGATCCTGATAAACCTGATGAACCACTTGATCCTGAAGAACCATCTGTACCTGAGGAGCCACTTGAACCATCTGTACCTGAAGTACCACTTGTTCCTGTTGTACCTGAAGTACCTGAAGAACCACTTGATCCGCTTGAACCATCAGTTCCTGAGGAGCCACTTGAACCATCTGTACCTGAAGTACCACTTGTTCCTGTTGTACCTGAAGAACCGCTTGAACCACTTGATCCGCTTGAACCATCAGTTCCTGAAGTACCTGAAGTACCTGTAGTACCACTAGAACCAGAAGAACCACTTGATCCTGAAGAGCCATTTGTTCCACTTGTTCCTGATGTACCACTTGAAGCAGCGTTTTCTCTTGTACCAACTACCCCTGCAGGACTAATAACTAATACTGTATCTTCACTACCTTGGGTTGCTAAGTTAGATAGGGATAAGTTTGCTAATTCAGCTGCTGATCCACTAACTACTACCTTTTTCCAATTTGCCATTTTATTATCTTAGATTAAATTTTATTATAAATATTATATTTTTTACAAACCAACATAAAAATTATTAGAAGAATAAGCAATCCCTCCTTCTACTGCTGTTGGTAAAGTTGTAAATTCAATTAATGAAAGAATACCAGCATTATCTACTTTAAGTCCTTGTCCAGCTGGGTTTTTGATTAACATTAAATCCGCACTTGAACCTTGACCACTAATAGTAAAACTACCACTTAATGTTAAGGCTGATCCATCAAATGTTAAATTTTGTTCACCATTTATTGTATCAGTACCTGTTGCTGTTAATATATAATTATTAACATTATTATCAATATCTACACTTCCAGTAATATTACTACCACCACTTCCTTGGACCTGGTAAGCGCCAACTTTTAATGAATCTACAAATCTTACATTACTAGCCATTTTTTTTTAATTTTTTAATTCTGTACCCGGTGTTACATCTGATATATTAGATATTTCTCCTCTGTCTTCTCTTTGTCTTCTTGTTCTGCCATCTTTTGTTTTACTAACTCCTTCTTTAAAAATTTCTGAATTAGCAGTTGTTTCCATAGAAATAATAAATTTAGATTTAGAATTGTATTTAGAAATAGAATTCATATCTTTCTGTATTGTATCAGGTATAATATATCCTCTTAATCTAATATTAAAAGTACCTTTTACTAACCTATCTTTACCATTTGTTAATGAAGTTTCAGTAGAAAAACTATCAATAAAAGCTCTAAATTTAAATCTTTCAGGATTACCCCAATACGCATCTGAAGCATACTCACAAGATTCAATTATTTTATTTAGTTGTTCCATGTAGTAAGTTTGAATTAAACAACTATATTCTATATTAACAAAATCAGGAACAGCTACAGCATAAAATTGTTTTGCTGGAATTTTATTGTTAATAGCTGCAAAATTACTATAAAAGTTTTTTGGGTTATAAGCACGTTGAAAACTACCATATAAATTAGGACTATTAGCATCTAATTTATTATATACTGTTCTATCTTTTGTTATTGTATTTCTTTTTAGTACTATAATAGGTAACATTATAGCACCATTTTTATCTCTATAATAATTATCTTTTTGGAATGATTTCCATCTTTCAGGAGAACCATATATTACGGGTACTTCTCTTCTTTCACCATTTTGATATACAAAAGGTTTAATTACATTTTGAAAATAGTAAAATACTGCTTCATCTAAATCTTTTATACCAATTGAAAATGGTTTTGTAGTATCATCAGTCCATGATAATTTTTCTGATCTATTAAAAGAGATACCAGTTTGGTTTTCATTTGAAGGAGTTGGAATATTAGGATTCCCATATCTAGCAGATGTTGGTCTCTGCTGATCAATACTAATTTCTTTTTGAGTTTTTGGTATAGGTTTTCTAATAGCCATTAAAATCTTTCTTTATAAGGTGAAATTGCAACTTTATCTGCTGGTATATAATATGTTGATACTAATACTGACACACTTTCTCCAAATTTATCTAAACCAGGATTTAGTGGGTTTGGAGTTCCATCTGAATTATTGTTTGGATATGCAGGATTTTTACCTCCCCAATATTGGTTACCTACTGTACTTTGTACTCCATAATATCCTTCTTGATATAAAATTATATCACCTACTTCAGGAACTACATTAGCTACTTTCAAATCATCTCTTAAGAAATAAAAATCTATAGCTTGGTTAAATTGTATCCCTTCTTCATCTTCTCCATATGCTTGGTCTTGTCTGTTAATTAATACATTAAATAGAAAAGGTCCGTTATAAAATTTCTCACCAGCAGCTTCACCATAGATATTAACTTTGGTTTCTTCTAGTTTGAATTGATATATCGCACACTGCTGGGTAATGATGTTACCCATCAATTCTCTATTTAATTTTCTCAGGAGAGATACATCCCTGAGTCCTGTATACATCGCCATATTATCCTATATAAATAAATGTTGGAACACCTTCTAATTCTTTATCTCTACTTTCTTTTTCATTTGCTCTTCTAGCTAATAAAGCAGCTCGAGAAGTTTCATCAAAATACGCTCTTAATCTTTCTAATAATGCAGTTTTTTCTGCAGTTGCTGCTGCTAATAAATCAGCTTGATTTAATGTCATATTAGCATTAGGTATCGGGATTGTACTATATTTTCCTCTTACATATCCTAATATTTCTTTACATAATGCTAAGGTATATTCAAAAATCCATTGTCTACCAATTGAATTAATTAAATCATAATTTGGATTAGTATATGGTATATTAGAAACATTACTAACTTTTCCACAAGCGGGATCAACACTACCACTTATTTTATCATTTACTTTCATATATTCAAACCACATATCCCCACAATAAGTTCCACCTTCTGTATCATGTCCATAACTTCCTGGAATAGGGAAAACTCTCAATACATTATTGTGCATTTCAAAACTATAGTTAGACATTCTAACCATTTCATTCATTTCAATAGCTTGAATAACTTGCATATCATAATTAAGTGGCATCATTAAATACCCTGTTCCACCACCAAAACCTCCTAAATCAGTTATACCTGCTGCAGCTACACCCCCAAATCCAAAACCATCGTATGGGTCTAGATATCTTGCAGAAGCTGGTATAGGTTCTTGATAGAATACTCTTTGGATTTGAATACTACCTGTTATTCCTTGTTCTTTAGCCCATGCTTTTAAATCATAGTCTTGAACACTAGATGTTAGAGGTACATGACCTGTATACCATGGAACATTACCACCAGTACCTGCTTCAGCACCATATTGTTCTGACATTCTAATAACAGTCTCTAAATTAGGAGTGACTATACTATCGTTTAAAAATACGAAATCTTCAACCCTAAATCCTTCTAAAGTTAACAAATTATCTCTAGTAAGATAAGACCATAATTCATTCCCATAAACTGTAATGGCTTCTTCAAAAGCAGTAAATATAGAACCAGATTGTAACTCAATATCAACTAAAGGATAACCTAATCTAGTAGTTACAAATTCAGCTACTTTTATACAATCAACTTGAAAGTCATGGTATTGATTATAAAACCCAAAAGGTAAGGCGCTTGGGTTCCAAAGTGGATTACCATCGTAAATTGGAATATTCATATTATACTTAGTTTTATTATAAATATGAAAAAAAAGACCTCAAATTGAGGTCTAATATTTTTATTTTATATCTAAATATGAATTAATCTCTTACCATTAAATATTTAGAATCACTAAAGCTTCCTGATAACCATAATCTACCAGATTCAGCTGGTTCTGAAGTAGGTAAATTATTAATGTAAAATTCTGTTCCATCAATTGACCCAGAAAAAACACCATCAAATGAACCTGATAAAGAACCTGATGAATTAATTCCAAATGAAGAAGTAGTTGAACCACTTACAAATACAATTGAATCATTTCCAACATATATTTCTTCAAAGTAATTATCAACATTACCTAATGTTGAGGATGCTTGACTAGGAATAATACTTCCTGATATACCCATACTTCCACTTACTATTAAACTACTTGAAATAATAAGAGAACCAGTTATTGAATGTGATCCTGTAAAGTGTCTAAAATTATTATCTAGTTCTTCAATAGTTAAAGCTGATCCTTTACCTCCTGAACCTGTTCTAAATGTTAATGCCATTTTATATTAAATTTAATTTTATTATAAATATTAAGAAGAAGCTATAAAATATTCTATTTGAACATCTGCTTCATCTGCTTTTGCTTTAATTGAAGTTAATGAAGAAAATGAACCAAAATATTGTTCATCTACATATCCTTCTACAACATAATCATAGTAATTGTTACTATCAAATTGACCATTAGAAAACACCATTGATTTACCTGGATCAATTTTGAATATTCCATTATCACCTGATCCAAAATCGGTTGTATTTGGAGATTGGGCATCTGGGCTATCTTGGATTAAATAAAGAGATACATAATTTGTTTTACATAAATTAGTAAACCTCATATATTTAACTGTATCTCTTACAAATGAACCTGCTGTTTGTTGTTCTTCAGAGTCTACAAATCTTAAGATTTCAATTCCACTTCCACTAAATGTAGTAGAAATAGTATCTGTTCTTCTCATAATTTGGTTTACATCCTTAATAACCTTAGTATTTAATGCAGATTCAATATTACCATTAGGTAAAGTTATATTTTCCGATATAGTAACTGTTAAAGAACCAGTAGGGTTACATATTGCCATGATATATTTTTATTATAAATATGATATTAATTTTTATTATTATAAATATATGAACCTGAAGTAGTAATTGATATACCTTTGTCAACAGCATCTTGATAATACTGTAATAAATCTGCTACAATTGAATCTCTATGGTTAGTAGTTAAAGTAATAGCTTCTAAATTTTTAATTTTTCTTGCTGCAGTATATAAAAATTTAAATCCAGAGTCTGATTTTTTCTTTAGATCTGTTTGATGTTGATCACCGCATATCATCATTTTACTTCTTAAACCTAAACGTGAAGTAATCATTTCCATTTGTTCATGTGTAACATTCTGTGCTTCATCAACTATAATCATTGAATCTAAAAATGTTCTACCTCTCATAAATGATACAGGTACAATCTCTATCTTACCATCTTCAATAAGTTTTTCAATTTTAACTTTATCATATAATTGGTAAAAATTTTGGTATATAGGTTGAACCCAGGGGTCCATTTTTTCTCTTAAATCACCAGGTAAAAATCCTATTTCTTCTTTTGATACTGTAGGTCTGGTGATGATGATTTTATCGTATTGTCTTCTTAATAAACCATCTAATGCAACATTACATGCTAAAAGTGTTTTCCCACTTCCAGCTCCACCAGCTAATAAAGTGATTGTATTTTCAAGTATAACAGATTTTGCTTCTTTTTGTTCGGCATTAAGTTGGAGTTTGAACTTAATTGGGTTTTTAGGAATTCTCTTGGGACGATAAACATCGTCCGTATGGTGTTTACTTGCCATAAATTCTTGAAATTAAGGGTTATATATAAGTTTAATAAAACCGATGTAAATACGTTAAGATACGCAGGAATTTTAATATAGCTATATAGAAAGATAAATATAGTTTTAATATAACGCATTTTATTATACATATGAAAAGTAAAAAAAAACCCGGTCAAAGACCGGGTTAATTTGTAAAGGAATATTAAATCTCTAATTATAGAGTATTTAATCCTGCTACGTTGATTAATCCGTAAAATTCTGGACGAACCATTTTCTTAGCATATCTAGTTAATAGACCTTTTCTTGGTACGAACGTATCTGGATCGTATACAAGAGGAGTCATGATTAACGGAATGTAAGGAGCAAATACAGCACCACTTTCTAAGAACTGAGTACCTCTGTATCCTAATAGGATTTGGTTACTAGTCATGTAAGGGTTTTTGTATACTTTTTGGCGGCTATTTAAAGCACCAACTTTTTGTACACCAAATGCATAGCTCATTTTAGCAGCATCACCATCTGTATCAGCAGCAAATCCTGGAATAGATTCTAGGATAGTAGCTACAGTTGGAGAAACAACCATAAAGTTAGCACCACCACGAAGAGTTTTCTGGTGAATGATGTTGCTCAATTTTTGGATTTTAGTTCCTAAAGTTTGGAACCACTGTCCTTGAGAATTATAGAATCCTAAATCAGACTGTACAAGACCATTAATTGCTTGATTGTTTACAGCAGACCAAGTTTCAGTTCCTGCAGCAGCAGAATCAATTAACATACTTAAGATTTCTAAGTCAATTTCTAAAGAAATGTACTCACTTAAGATTGAAGTTAATTCAGCTTCAGCATCTAATGCATGGTATGCGTTTAAATCTTGTGCAAATTCTGGAGTCCATACAGCTTTAAGTTTTCTAGTTTTAGCAACAATAGCAGATGATTGCATCTGGATGTTGATTTCTGGAATAACTTGAGCAGGAGTTCCTTCATCGTTAAATGTGTTTGGAGTTGCGTTACCAGCTTCAAAATCACCTCTAGCGTTATCTTGAGGTTGAATTTGGTAATTTACAATTACTGCAGTATCAGAGATATCAGCATCAGCAGTTACAAATCTAATTTGACCATTTGCAGCATCAAATTTAGTGAACTCAGATAATTGAACACCAGCAACAGTACCATCAGATCCTGTAATTACAGTAGTAGATAAAGATCCAGAGAATAACTGGAATGCTTTTACACCTTCTAAATCAGCATAAGCTAAAGAAGATGTATTAACAATAACTACTTGATAATCTCCAGCAGCAGCTGAAGCAGAATAGTCAGAGTTATAGTTGAAATCATCCCACTCAGCTTCTTCAATAGTTTGTGCAGTTACAGCTGATTCAGTGTTTTGGATAGAATATCCGAAACGACCAGATCCGTAAAGACCACCTGTGTTTGTGTTACCAAATGGATTGTTTCCACCTTTGTCACCATATAATGAATCTCCAGCTGAGAATGGTGATTTACTAGATCCATATTGGAAATCTAGATAAAATACAAGACCAGAAGGTAAATTCATTGGTTGTACTGATACAAATTCCTGTGCAGCAATTTGACCAAATACTTTACGTACTAATGGTAAAGCTACACCAGCCCACTGTCCACCAACGTTTACGCCAGTTTGAGACTGAAATGTACCACCACCACTTACACCACCACTAGTTTGTGATGATTCAACAACAAGTTGTTTAGCTTGGTTTTCAAGGATAAGACCCATGTTATTTTTGTGAGTTCCTTCTAAACCTTCTAATAAACCTGTTTTTTCCCATTTGCTAGCTAATCTAGCAGCGTCAGACTGTAAAGACTGATAAGGGTTTGCGCTTTCTAAAAGAGTATTTAAGCTCATTTTTTTAAGTTTTAATAGGGTTAAAATAATTTTTAAATTAATCCAGCAAGTTTACGCATACGATCGTATACATCATTGCTTTCAATAATAGGTTTCTTAGCTTCAGTTATTGGTCCAGTTGCTTTAGAAGCACTACCTTGTGGTCTTGCTTTAGCTTCTGTTTTTGACACTAAACCTTCGTTTAATGTTTCAAAAATAACTTTAGCTTCTTTTACTGAAGATGCTTTGTCAAAGGCTTTAAGCACTCTAACTTTTTTATCTTCAGATAGGTTTTTAGATTTGAATACTTTGTTTGTGTAAAGTAGTTTAGCATTTAAAAGGTTAACTTCTTGTAATTCAACTTTAAGAGCTTCGATTTCATCTAATGCTTCTTTAAATCTCATTTTTTCGGTTTCTTTTTCGATTTTAGTGTCATCTTTGTCACCATCTTCGTTTCCGGCACCTGTTTCACCTTTATCCATGTCTTTTGCTTCGTCGATTTCTACATCAACATCCACATCTTCAACATCCTCAACTTCAACTTCGTCTTCAACATCTTCTTCTTCGAATTCTTCGCCAGCTTCAATTGTTCCGTCTGCTACTAAATCTTTAATAACATCCTCAATGAATCCTTTTAAGTCATCTTCTGACATGTCTTCAAGGTCAATTTCCTCGTCATCCATGTCATCTTTCATGTCTTCTTTCTCGTCTTTCATACCATCCAAGTAGCCTTCTTCTTCAGCATCTGTTCTAGCATCTTCAGTAATTTCTTCTTCTGATACTGCTTCTTCTGATTCAGAAACTTTCATGTCTTTAAGTTTGTCTTCGATATCGTCTTTAGCGTCTTCGAATCCATCCTTATAACCTTCTTGTTCAGCATCTGTACGAGCGTCTTCATCTAATTCAAGTTCAGCAAGTAATTCGTCGAGGTTAATCTCGTCAAGCTCTTCTTTAGCTTCATCCATCTCTTCTTTTTCTTCTTTCATTTCATCTTTAGAATCCATTTCTTCTTTCATGTCTTCGTCGTATCCTTCGTCAACATCTTCTTTATCCATTTCTTCTAATTTTGCAGAAAGCATAGATTTTAA